GTGCTCTTCCAATCTGGATGGAGCGCTTTTATTGCGTAGAGACAGAATATTCGTAACCTAATCCTAATTGTATATTTTGTGATATGATGTAAAAAACCATTGGGAGATTTGCTGTGCCATCTACAGGCGGTGTTAAGGTAGGATCGAGCTATGACGAGGCTCGGACTAGAAAGGTAAATGCTGAAGCTGAGATTGCCGAGCTTGAACTGGCTACTGTACACGGAACATTAGTTGTCGCAGAAGATGTTGTTAAAGCGTGGGAAGAAGTGCTTGGAGCATTGAAGGGTAAACTGATGTCTATACCGACTAAAGCTGCACCAGTTGTGTCGGCTGAAAGTGAAGCAGGTATGTGTCAGGATATACTTGAAGACTTACTGAACGAAGCACTAGAGGAATTGAGTAACTATGATCCATCGGTCAACGCGACAGAAACGAAAGGAACTACGCAAGCATCTGAAGACGGCAATCAAAACTCTAAAGCCGCCTCCGAAACTAAGCGTAAGTCAGTGGGCAGACCAAGAAAGAAGACTAGACTCACAAAGTAGTGCAGAGCCTGGTCGATGGCATACATCTCGTGCTGAATATCAACGTGGAATAATGGATGCTTGCTCTGACCAAAATAACAGAGAAGTAGTTGTTATGGCAGGAGCGCAGTTGGGTAAGTCAGAAGCCCTGCTTAACATTATCGGGTATCACATAGATAACGACCCATCTCCCATACTTGTTCTACAGCCTACCTTGGAAATGGCTCAAGCGTTCTCTAAGGATCGAGTTGCTAATGGACTGCTTAAAGCTAGTGTTTGTTTACGAGACAAAGTAAAAGACCCTAGAGCAAGAGACAGTGGCAACACTACCCTGCATAAAATATTCCCTGGTGGCAGTTTGACGCTCGTGGGTGCTAATAGTCCATCTGGCTTGGCATCTCGTCCTATTCGCTTGGTACTTTGTGATGAAGTTGATAGGTATCCCGCGAGTGCTGGTTCTGAAGGTGATCCGATTCAGTTGGCTAGGAAACGTGCTGCGACATTTTGGAATCGTAAGATTGTAATGGTTTCGACTCCCACGAATAAAGATGCCAGTCGCATCGAGGAAGCGTTTGAAGCATCTGACATGAGATACTTCTATACGCCCTGTAAGCATTGCGGACACGAACAGAAGCTAAAGTGGTCTAACGTACATTGGACAGATGATGATCCTGATACTGCTAAGTACCTATGTGGCGGTTGCGATGAATTATGGAGTGACTCTGACAGAAGATGGGCTATCCGTAACGGTCAGTGGAAAGCTACAAAAGAGTTTACTGGTGTAGCAGGTTTCTCAATATCAGGTTTGTATTCTCCTTGGACTCCATTGTCTGACGGTGTAAGGGATTTCATGTCAATGCGTAAGAACCCTGAACAGTTACGAGTATGGACTAATACCTATCTTGGTGAGACATGGGAAGATCAAGGTGAGACGATTGATGACTATTCGCTAGGTACAAGAAGAGAGGCTTATGGCGAAGGAATACCTGACGAAGTAATATTTCTTACTTGCGGTGTTGACGTACAGGATGATCGATTAGAGTTATCTATTATTGGATGGGGCAGAGATGACGAGTCTTGGGTTATATCCCATGAAGTTCTATATGGTGATCCCTCTACTCCGCAGTTATGGACATCCTTAGATACTAAATTGTTTACAACTTATCTGTGTAATGACGGCAGACAGCTACCAATCAGGGCTTCCTGCATTGACAGTGGTGGTCACTTCACAAATGCGGTATACTCCTATGCTAAGAAAAACTATGCCCGAAGAGTATTCGCTATTAAAGGTGTTGGCGGAGAAGGTAGAGCTATAGTAGGCAGACCGTCTAAGAACAACATAGGAAAGTGTTTATTGTTTCCTGTTGGTGTAGATACAGCAAAAGACTTGTTATTTGCTAGACTGCGTATTCAGGATGAAGGTGCTGGTTATATTCACTTCCATGATGACCTGAATGACGAGTATTTTAGACAGCTCACAGCAGAGAAGATTGTAACTAAGTTTACCAGGGGATACAAAAAACGAGTATTCCAAAAGATAAGACCGAGAAACGAAGCGTTAGACTGTTTTGTTTACGCTATCTCGGCTTATGCTATATTGAACGTAGATATTAATACTTTGGCAGATAATAGGCATAAAGAGCAAAGACAGAATGTTGAGCAACCTAAACAGCCAAAACAAGCATTTGTACCAAAAACAGGGAAAGGTTTTGTTAATTCGTGGCGATAAAGGTAACAATTAATGGCTAATCTATTTGATACAGCTAATGCTCCAGAAGGAGAACCAGATCAAATCGTCATTGGCGATTTTGTACAGTGGAAAAAATCACAACTGATCACCGATTACCCCTCAAACTTATACACTGTCAGATATATCGCAAGAATATCGGGCGGTGGCGATAACGAAATAATAATTACTGGTGTAGGCCAAACAGGTCATTATTTATTTACTGTATTGAAAGATGATACAGGCCAAGGCAATGGATTAACTGTTACTGGTAGTTCTAGTTATACTCAAGGTCATTATTTCTATCAGTTAGAAGTTGAGCGCAACTCAGATAATGAGCGTGTAGTCGTTGACCGTGGTCATTTCATGGTTGTTCCTGACTTAGACGTAAATCAAGCAGACCCAAGATCACACGCTGAAATAATGCTTGGCAAGATAGAAAGTCTTTTGAGTGGCAAGGCTGATAATGATGTTTCCAGTTATTCCATAGCTGGACGATCTTTAACCAAAATGACGTTCGAAGAGTTAGTTAATGCTAGGAATTTTTACAAACGTGAAGTAAAGTTAGAGACAAATGAAATAGACCTTAAACATGGTCGCAAAAACTCTTCTACAATACAAGTGAGGTTTTAAATGGCTATTTTTGACATATTTAAGCCAAAAACCGTAAAAAAAGACAACGTGTTCAAGAGAGCATATTCAGCAGCCAACTCTGGGCATTTATTTAGCGACTTTAAGGCTTCTGAGCGTTCAGCCGATTCTGAGTTAAGACCTGCACTAACTTCTATTAGATCACGTTCTCGTGACTTAGCTAGAAACAATGAATATGCTAAAAAGTACCTAAACCTACTAAAAATTAACGTAGTAGGAGAGAAAGGCTTTACTTTGCAGGTAAAAGCAGCTGATTCCATAGGTAAGTTAGATCGTGATGGAAATCAGAAGGTAGAGAATGCGTTTCGTAAGTGGGGCAAGTTGGGTAATTGCACTGTTGATGGCGGTATGTCATGGATAGATGCACAGAAACTTGCAGTAGAGTGTTTAGCTAGAGATGGTGAAGTATTCATTGTTAAGCATCGTGGAGCTTCATTCCATGATTCATTCGCGCTAGAGTTCCTTGAGCCAGATCAGATTGATGAGCAAAAGAACGAAAGACTAGCTAATGGCAATCAAGTACGCATGGGTGTAGAGCTTAATAAGTTCCGCAAGCCTGTTGCTTACCATGTTCTTACCTATCATCCAGGCGATTACGACTATACGACTACAGGTAAGTCACCTAAGCACGTTCGTATACCTGCTGACAGAATGATACACCTTTACGACCCTAATCGAGCAGGTCAGTCGCGCGGTGAGCCGTGGATGGCATCAGCTATCTCTGCTATGAAGCAATTAGGCGCATTGAGAGAAGCTGCGGTAGTAAATGCACGAATTGGTGCTAGTAAAATGGGCTTTTTCACATCGCCAAGCGGTGATGGATTTGTTGCAGATGACCTTGATGGCAATGTTCCTATCATGGAAGCTACTCCAGGCTCGTTTCATCAGCTACCAAATGGTGTAGATTTTAAGTCGTTTGATCCTCAATATCCTAACAATGAGTTTGATTCGTTTCACAAAGCAGTGCTAAAAGGCATTGCTTCTGCATTAGGCGTTAGTTATTTTGCACTCTCTAACGATCTAGAGTCTGTTTCATACAGTTCTATCCGCCAAGGTGCGCTAGAAGAGCGTGATGCGTATAGAAACCTACAGAAGTTTGTTACTGAGCATTTTGTTCGTGTTGTATATGATGATTGGCTCGCAGCTTCTATGGAAGTTAATAGCTTTGGCATACCTTTGCGTCAATATGACCGCTTTTCTGATGCGGCAGAGTTTAGAGGCAAGGCATGGAACTGGGTTGATCCGCAGAAAGAAATGAATGCAGCGATCACAGGCCTTAAATCAGGCGTTCTAAGCCTTTCTGACGTAGCTAGTCAGTATGGTAAGGATGTAGAAGAGTTAGTGTCTCAGATCGCACGAGATCGCGATATAGCGGAACAATATGGTGTTAATTACGCACTTGAACCGTATGGTGCTAACTTTAATAGCATAAACCCTGATATAATCGGAGATGATGATGCCGAAGTACAAGGGTAAAGAAATAAGCACTAAGCCTACAGACGGAATGGTGTCTGAGGCTGTAAAAGGGCTTGAGTGGCGTAAAGAATATGGTCGTGGCGGCACAGAAGTTGGTGTAGCTAGGGCAAGAGACATAAAGAATAGAAAAGAGCTATCATTCGATACTGTTAAAAGAATGTACTCTTTCTTTAGTCGGCATGAAGTAGACAAGAAAGCTGAAGGATTCAGCCCTGGTGAAAAAGGATACCCAAGTGCAGGTCGGATTGCATGGGCATTATGGGGCGGTGACGCAGGTTTTTCTTTCTCGCGCAAGATATCAGGTATGATTAGCGAAGATCGCGCAGCACAGATTACAGGTAGTGTTAAAGAAGCCTTGAGTACAAAGGCTAAAGAACACAACAAAAAGGTTGGTGATGTTGCTAGTAAAAAGACTAGCACTCGCACGTTGGAAGCGGTATTTAGACGCGGTATTGGTGCTTATAAGACCAATCCGCAGTCAGTTAGACCTACCGTCAAATCGCCAGAGCAATGGGCTTACGCGAGAGTTAATAGCTTTCTATATGTTCTACGCAATGGTAAATTCAGAAGCGGTAAGCATGACACTGATCTCTTACCAAAAGGCCATCCCATGGCTAGTGATGAACGAGCTTGGGATGATATAGACTTTGAGGCATTTATTATGAGCGAAGAAGTAGTAGAGAATGTCGAACTTGCCGAAGAAGTTGGCGAGAGACACATTAAGAATGTAGAAGAGACTGATGATTCTGTAATTATTACTTATGGCAAATCAGAAGAAGAGCCAGAAGTAGAAGAAGTTGAAGTTGAAGTCGAATCAGAAGAATCTGATAGAGCAGAAGTTGCTGAAGTACAGCATCGTGCGATGGAGATGGAATTTTCTCCAATCGATGAAGAGACAAGAACAGTTAAGATGGCAATATCAAGTGAAGAGCCTGTAGGTCGTTCATTTGGTACTGAAGTATTAGACCATACGCGAGAGTCGATAGATTTATCGTTCTTAGCATCTGGTCGCGCACCATTGCTTTTGGATCACGATCCAGAGAAGCAGATTGGTGTTATCAAATCGGTAGAGCTTGACGAGAATGCGCGTAGACTGCGTGCAGAAGTTCGCTTTGGAAAAGGTGAATTGGCTCGTGAGGCTTTCTCTGATGTTGTTGATGGAATTAAAGCTAACATTTCCGTTGGTTATTCTATTGGCAAAATGGAAAGAGACAGAGACGATAAGGAAACCTATCGTGCGAAGTCATGGAAACCCGTTGAAGCAAGTTTGGTGTCTATTCCTGCCGATATGACAGTTGGCGTTGGGCGTTCAGGCAAAGCTGAAAATAAACCCGTAATTAAAACTTCCCTAAAAGAGAGAAAT